TTACGCAACGTTTTGTAGCTTCAGTCCATGCTCGTATCCCATTAGGTATGCAGTGAATGCATCCTTGTGGCGAACATAACTTGCCTGACTTTCTGCTAGGTCGGCGAGCACACCGTCATCACTAGCTTTTGGAACGCCAATCATTGCGTGCCACTTACCTAAATCATACGCACAACCAGCGCATTTATGGCGCCCAGTTTGACCTTGGTTCTCCGGAAGAACCTCGAACATCTGATTGCGGCGATGGCCTTGTTTACAAATAATTTTCATAAAGCACCTTGAAAAATAAGGTGCCGAACGCTTTACACGGGATCTCGCTTGAGATAATCTCAAAAATGAGATCTCAAGAAAACATTCAAGCACTGACTGTTTTTATCGGCCCCATGTTGTTGACGCAACTTGGGGCTTTCCCTTATGTGGCGGACACTTACTGACCACATCTTCGGATAATATCCAGGCAGCACAAAAACCTCAATAAAAAGATCAGCTTAACTGCTGTATTTTTTCACATCTGTGTATTCAGCCAGTTTTTGCCCCTCATAAAGTCCACTGCAATATAAATTTCTTTGCCCGCCAATCCCTTCGCAAAAACCTCATGCAATTGACTTGATCGAACCTGGTGATCGATATTACTGTATTTATATACAGTATCTATCAGGGAGGGTTATAACCATGCCCCGCGACTACGAAATCAAAGACGCCTTTAGGTTCGCAATCAAACGCGATGCCGCTGGCCGATACACCGTCAGTACACTCGATTTTGTCACTGAGCTTAAGCGGCTCAACTGGCATTACACGCCACGCGAAGCCAACAACTGGATAGAAGCGCATAAGTCAGTTTTCCGGGATATTTCCACAGCGGAAGGTGATGAGCGCGTGTTTCAGGTGTTCAATCCAAACGGTTGAGAATAAATAAAATATTAAATTTTCTTTTAATTTTGTTCTGAAATTCATCAATTGAGACTACAGCCATGAAGTTCTACAAACCTGCAAAAATCCGCGCCATATTAGCGCTGCCATTATTTATTGAGCGCGTCCCATGTGGGTTTCCTTCTCCTGCACAGGATTATGTTGAACAGCGAATCGATCTTAACAGTCTGCTTGTCAGCCATCCCAGCTCAACTTATTTCATCAGGGTAAGCGGTGACTCCATGATTGACGGTGGCATCAGTGATGGCGATATGCTGGTTGTGGACAGCTCAGTGAAAGCTGATCATGGCGACATTATTGTGGCGGCCATCGAGGGAGAGTTCACGGTGAAACAGCTCATGACTAAACCTTGCCTGCACCTGAAGCCCATGAATCCAGCGCACGCTATCATTCCGGTCAACGATCCTGACCAGTTTGAAATTTTTGGAGTGGTCAAATACTCGATTAAATCGATGGCCCAGTAATGTTCGCGCTGGTGGACGTTAATAATTTTTATTGCGCCTGCGAGAAGGTTTTCCGACCTGACCTGTGGGGAAAGCCAGTGCTGGTTTTAAGTAATAATGACGGCTGTGTCATTGCCCGCAGCGCGGAAGTCAAAGCGCTGAATATCCCCATGGGCGCACCTTACTTTAAGCTTAAAGATGAAATACGCAGACACAAGATTCACGTGTTTAGCTCCAACTACGCGCTGTATGCAGATTTTAGCAATCGCGTAATGACAACATTGGAAGCTATGGCGCCATCCGTCGAGGTGTACTCAATCGATGAGGCCTTCCTGGACCTGACAGGTCTGAGAAATTGCCGGGTTCTTGAAGATTATGGGCGAGAAGTTCGTGAACGCGTCAGACGCAACACGCATCTGACAGTGGGCGTCGGTATCGCGCAAACTAAAACGTTAGCAAAATTAGCAAATTACGCTGCCAAAAAGTGGACGCAGACCGGCGGCGTTGTTGACCTGTCAAACATTGAGCGCCAGCGGAAGCTGATGGCGCTGGTTCCGGTCGAAGAAGTATGGGGTGTTGGCCGGCGCATCAGTAAGAAGCTAAATGCTATGGGCATCATCACCGCGAAAGACCTGTCGGAGCAAAGCACATATATCATCCGTAAGCACTTCAACGTTGTGCTGGAGCGAACGGTGCGCGAGCTGCGGGGCGAGCCTTGCCTTGCGCTGGAAGAATTTGCGCCTACCAAGCAGCAAATCGTCTGCTCACGATCCTTCGGCTCGCGCATAACCGAGTATATGGATATGCGTCAGGCGGTTTGCTCGTATTCAGAACGCGCGGCGGAGAAGCTGAGAAGGGAGCGCCAGTACTGTAGTCAGGTAGCGGTGTTTGTCCGGACCAGCCCACACGCTGAAGGTGAAGTGTTTTATGGAAACCAGGCGATGGGTAAGCTGCTAACGCCCTCCAACGACACGCGCGATATCATCAGAGTTGCTATGCAGGGTCTCGACCATATCTGGCGTGACGGGTGCCGCTATATGAAAGCAGGCGTGATGCTGGGCGATTTTTACAGCCAGGGCGTTTCTCAACTCAATCTCTTTGATGAATTTAAGCCTCAGGCCAACAGTGAGGCGCTGATGCGTGTTGTTGATGGCCTAAACCAGAGCGGGAAGGGGAAATTATGGTTTGCAGGTCAGGGGATCCAGAAATCCTGGGAGATGAAGCGTGAGATGCTGTCACCGGCATACACGACGCGGTATGAGGATCTGCCCATGGCGAAGTGAAGTTTACTACTGCCCGCTGCAGTAGTCTGAAACGATAACCGAAACCCGGAACCACGTAGTAATGTCTTTATGATTGAAGTCACCCGGCGACAAATCTCATCTTCCCAGGTTTTATGGCTTTAATGAGGCTTTGCCGATATGTATCGCCAGTAGCTGACTGCAAGAGAAAAGAAGGAAAAGCACGCTCCTGTTATGAGGCTGCAGTTGATTGGATCATTCACATTGATGTTAAAAAACAGTGCAACCAGTGCTGAACCCACAATCTGACCCAGGAGCCTCGAGCTTCCTAACAGACCGCTGGCGACGCTGGTATTTTCATCGTTTACTGAAGTCATGATGAGATAGTTATTCGGTGACTGAAAAAGTCCGAAGCCCGCACCACATAGCGCGACTCGCCAGATAATATCAATATTTCCGGGTAGCACCGGCAGGGCAGCGGTCAGCAGCATGCCGGCAAACAACAACCCAAGACCTGCGGCTCCAATGATATTACAGTCATATTTTTTCAGCAGATTGCCTGCCAGAACCGAAGTAAACATTGTTGCCAGTGGCCAGGCAGTCAGAAGTAACCCTGTTGACACGATATCGCGATGAAGCACATTGTGAAGGTAGAAGGGCAGCGATACATAGGCCAGCAGTTGTGTTGCATAGGAGAGCGCTGACATCAGAAGTGAGAGGCTTAACGTTTTACTGTGGAAGACGGCTACAGGTATCAGCGCCTTTTCGACCTTGTGCTTCTGGTTCAGGTAAAACGTTTCCAGCAACAATACAAAAACAATCAGGCTCCCCATCGCAAAAAACATTTTTTGCCGCGTCAGACCGAAAACAGTGCATGAGAAAAGGAGACCAAGCATAAATACGATGATGGCTCCTGTGCGATCAAACGATCCCTTTTCAGCCGGGCTCTTATTCAGAAAGACTACGCTAATCAGTAACGATAACGCCGCAACAGGTACATTGATGGTGAAAAGCCAGTTCCAGCTCGCCACAGCAAGGATGGCAGAGGCAATAGATGGCCCGGCAGCTGCGGCAACTGAGACCAGCATAACGTTCACGCCCAAACCTCTGCCCAGCAGGCTTGCGGGATAGATAGCTTTGATCAGGGCAGCATTCACGCTCAAAATCGCCGCTGCACTGAAACCCTGTACCACGCGAAATACCGTCAGCATTTCCAGACTTTCAGATAACGCGCAGCCCAGTGATGACAGCGCGAATAAGAGTACGCCTGTATTAAATACGCGCGTGATACCCACGGATTTTCCCAGTGCCGCCAGTGGAAGCAGTGATGCGACCACGGCAAACTGATAAGCATTGACGATCAGAATGGAGTTGGACTCACTGATTGAAAACTCTCGCGCAATCACAGGGAGCGCGACATTAGCGATTGTACTGTCGAGCATCGCAATGACCGTGCTTAACGATACTGCAATGATGGCCATCAGGTTCAGTGTGTTACCCGTGCTAACATCCTTATTCATGGTTTTCCTTGGTCGTATCGGGTTAGTGAGAGAAATATTTAAACCTGAATATTTCCCTCACGGACACGGGTGAACGGTTCTGGAACTGGCAAATGATGTCGGGACAATACACATATTTGCGCACACGAGATGCGTAATCCTGAATTTATCAGGTTTAGCATGAAGGATTAGGCAACTCGTAGAGCAGCAGGTTAATCTCGCCCGCGATTAGGATATGAGAAAAGCATGACGTTGATGGCGACATTGAGGCATGTGCAAATAATGCAAATCGTAAGTTGTTCATCAGGAAATAACTGGCACAGCTTTTCACATACATTCAGGCAGGTATAGATTGTCGCTGCGATAGTCCAGCCTTTGATAAAGTAATCCATGTGTAATTCTCCTGCAGAGGGCCAGAAATTCTGCTTTCTGATATTGAAAGCCTCCACCTGTTAAGCAAAGGCAGTGAAATTTCTCAGGGTTGTGTTAACGCTGTTATGAGCTAACTCACTTTTTGATGTTAATTTTTTCGGATTTAATCTTTTTTGTCTGAAAAGGCTAGTGTGAGTCATTTCTGGTTAAGTTATCTGAATTTTACTGAAGGGTAAATATTGAGTGCTCGTGGCAGTACTGATGTTTTGTTGTGGATTTTTTATGCAGAATTAAATAACCTGAGTGTGTTACTGTTGTCTGGGGGATATTATGCCAGACCTGTAAAGCCTCATGATTTGAAGTCTTTAAGATAAACTTAAACGCATTTATTAGTGTGCCCGGCTTGATGCCGGGGGGATTGGACAGCGGACTATGAAGGCACAGGTCAGATGTTGTCTGTTATCTGGCTGCAGATGTTTCTATGGGGGCGTTCAGGGCATAACGGCATCAGGGCTCTTGCCGGGCAAGATAAATTGTTCATCCTCGGCAGCGCTACATGCATAATTAAAAAAATATTCCCCGAATGCACTTTCTTCACGCCCGCGCTTTGTCATGAAGCGAAAAGCGCAGTTATCCTCTGTAACTACTGCTGTTTTGATTTTGTCCCTTTTTTAAATCTTTAAGTTTTTGGTGCTTTCGATTGGGATCCAGTCGATGGGATTTTGCCTCATCACCAAAGATATTTTTATCAGGCACTGCAAAGATAAAATTTTCATACCCTTCTATGTAACCGGAATGGATCGAATGAACAGCGTGAGGGTTTAGCCATAAATTATTATCAGGCTCGGCAGTGCATTTAGTCAGTGAATATAATGAGAGAACGAGCGTGTAGACCATTTTTTTAAACATGATGATTCATCTGGTTACTATTAATGGGCGAAGGGATTTTATGTCAGAGTTATGCTCCTGGTCAATTCATCCGTTATGAATTATCTAAGAGTTACACCTGTATGTTTCTCTTAAAAAACTCATAGATAAAGTTTGATGTTTTCTGCAATAGCATGAATTCAATATCCTTAATTTGTTTTATAGAGGGTGCGTCAGGATGTAACAATTGGTCAGGCAACCTCATGATGTATTGATTGAGTGGAATTATCATGTTCTCATCATTATTCCGGGGCAGTATAAATAAGCTCTTCAACTCGACAGGTTAGGGAAGATATTATAATGCTCAGCAAAAATGGTTACCTTCTTGTGCTCGGTGAGCGAAATATTGAAACATTGGGTTTTTTCAGTCTTATTGATGACCTGAGTTATCTGCATTCAACGCATGCCGTTTATGTCCGGGATGAGCGTGATTTTTTCAGAAGGCAGCCCTGTTTTCGCGAAGATGTTAGCTTCAGCGCGATCGTGTGCATTTCAGCGAACATATTCTTTCCAGAATGGTTTAATACTTTCCTCTTTCTGCAAAGAAAAACGCTTGGGCGGATTTTGATTTATATCAATGATGAGAGTTATGTGTGTGACGGAAAAAAACGGCTTATCAGCAGGGTAGCTCACGCTGATTGCATCCTGTATTCAACTATGCCGGTTAACAGCCTCAGATTTGCACTCGTGGATGCATTGAATGGCCGAATAAGAAACGATCACGCATGCCACCTGTCGTTGCGCGAACTTTCAATTATCGATGGTTACATCAAGGGTGTTAAAGCTCCTGCCCAGTCCGTCCTGTTAAACGTAAATGTCAAAACCATTTACCAGCATAGAAAAAACTGCGCTAACAAACTCGGCCTGAAAAGCCTTAAAGACCTGACCAGAATGTAAGACAATGCAACCCATACATCCACGATTTCCGGTTAATGTTTTCATCAGAAGTTATGCATGTTCAGGAGAGCATCGTGCCTTTAGTCAACATTTATAAGACAGACTGGTTCAAAGTGCTTTGCGACATCAGCAGGGCCGGGTTCTCGCTTCAGACCATTGCTTACGAACTGGATGTCGCTACCTCAACACTCATCGGCTGGAAGCAGGGCGCAAGCCCTCGCCATCATACGGGTGAAGCTCTGATAGATATCTGGATGAACGTGACTGGCAGGGACCGAAAGGAGTTACCCAGGGTTGTCTGCAAGCGGGCGTTTATCCACAAACCGCTTTGCATCGTTTCACCTCATTCAGAAAAGTGAACGTCTTCATCGCTACAGTCCGTTGCCTGTATCACTTCATTCCTGATGCAGTGCAACGGAGTCAACATGAATCTCGAACACCTGATCAAGTTTCACAACCCCAAATCTGTATCGCGTGGAGATGTGCCGTCGAAAGGCTCATGTTCATCGCTTGCCACCAGTGATGTGATGGCTGCAGCAGGCATGCTGCAGCACCGTGCGGCGCTGGGCTATGCAGCCTTTGCAGGAAAAATGAATCTGAGCAAAACTGAATCGCAGCGTGCGGTGAGCCTTCTGAGTATTTATGCGCGGGAGCAGGCGCAACATATTCCTGCGCTCAATAAGTTGACGCCGGCAGTCAGAATATCAGTCATTAACCACATGTCGGTGTGTGCTTTTATGGAGTTTGCACGCAGTGCTGCCACTGAGAATCAATGTCCTGTCTGTCGTGGAAAAGGCATTCTTGATAATGGCCTGTGCCCGTGCTGCAAAGGTAAACGGAAAGTTCGCGCTGCCTGTCCATCCTGTAAGGGCCGTGGCGAAGCCGTCAATCGCCGCGAGTCAAAGCTGCGGGGTGTACCCGTTTACCAGCCCTGCAAGCGTTGTAGTGGGCGAGGGTTTAGCCGGATCCCTTCAACCCATATTTTTGGCATTATTAGTCACATCACTACCGAAATATCGCTGGATACATGGCACAAAAGCGTCAAATCATTCTATGAAAGTCTCGTAACCAAACTACTGACGGAAGAATCATGGGCGGAGAAGCAACTAAAACAAATCACTAAGTAGTAAGCGATATGTTTTCTGGCGATTATATAGCTCACTATTTACATTTCCATTTTTTGTGGTATCTTGCCCCCAACCGTGGGGTGTTGCCCTTCAGAAAACTACGCGGGATCGGTAGTGTGCCTGATAATCTTTTTCATCACGCCTTCGTTTTCACCATAATATTCTGCACAACTTCTCTCGATGCCAATTTCCTCATGGCATTCACGATCTGAGCCTCGCTTGAAAGCGGGGCTTTTTGCTTTCTGCATCCAGCAAATGATATGGCCTTAGGCGATATTCATTTTCCTGGTGTATCTGCGCCTCACCTTAACGAGTTTGGGCTCATGACTTTCACAATGGACAGGCTTACCTCTGGCGCTGCTTACAGTACTTCGGCAGGGCTGGTATCCAATGGCATTCTGAGCTGGCTCAGCCCGGATGAATGGAGTGCCTTTGGCGTGCTGACCGGTATCGCACTTGCACTCCTAACACTGATGATTAACTGGTTTTATAAGCGAAAAGTGACACTAGCCCAGATTGAGGCCCTACACTACAAATCTTGCGATAAAGATCCGCGCGAGGAATAAACCCTGGCCATACCACAAGCACTGCGCCAAAAACTGATTGCTGCTGCTGGCGGCGGGGCGCTGATGATTGCCACCGTATTGCTCAGTGGCAGAACCGGTATTGAAGGGCGGGTTTATGAGCCTTATCTTGATGTGACTGGTGTCCTGACGGTTTGCGACGGTCATACGGGGGACGATATTGTCAGAGGTAAAAGGTATACCGATCGCGAATGCGAACGCCTGACGTGGAATGACCTGCAGCCAGTCAGGCGAACGGTTGATGACCTGGTAAGCGTGCCGCTCAACGAGTACCAACGGGCAGCACTGTACAGTTTTACTTATAACGTCGGTACTGAAGCCTTCTCAAAATCCACCCTTCTGAAAAAGCTCAATACAGGCGACCAAAGCGGAGCGTGCGATGAATTACGCCACTGGGTATACGCCGGTGGCATGAAGTGGAAAGGCCTGATGAACCGCCGCGATATGGAGCGTTCTCTCTGCCTGGCGGGTGGTGCAGATGACCTTTAATTCCGGTGTAGTTATCACATCGATTGCCTTAAGCAGCGCACTAATGGCAGGCTCAATAGCCATTTATTACCGCAGCAATGCCATCATCTACCAGAGCGAGCGCGACAAAGCGACAGATGCACTTCAGTCAGGAAATGCAAAGATAGATGACATGCAGGTTCGCCAGCGCGATGTTGCTGCGCTCGATGCAAAATACACAAGGGACTTAGCCGATGCTCAGGCAACTATTGACCAGCTGCACGATGATGTTGCTACTGGCAAGCGCCGGTTGCAGCTCAACGTCAAACGTTACAGGGCAAAAGCCACCGGCACCTCCTGCGTGGATGATGCTGCCAGCCCCCGATCTGATGACGCCCTTGAACGCAATTATTTCACTCTCAGACGTCGAATCGAAGTTGCCGGAAAGCAAATAGCCGGCTTGCAGCAGTACATTAGGGAACAATGCCTTAAGTAGATTTCATTGTGAACTGATGATAGGCGTGAAGCTGATAGAAACCTAAAGTTTCCCCGGTTGTACGGCGTATCAGGGACGATATCAGAATCATTAGTTTGACGCGGTTTGGAGTTTCAGAATCTTTTAAATGATAGGTGGCTCTTTTACTGCCATCCTCATTGAAGAACTCAGCGGCTTCTTCAGCTAAGGAAACCTTGTCTTCTCCGCCTATTGATTTGACATGCGAAGACAAAGATTCAATGACGCTATTTTCTATGAAATCATTTTGGATTTTATGTGCAAGGTTGTTCCTTAATAGGTTTAGCTTGTCCAATGCCTTAAAGGTAGGCAAGGGAAGACCAAGCTTGGCTGCCAACTCTAACTTTTTAAAATAATTTAATTTGAATGCCCTGCCTTCCTTCGGTTCGGTGTCGAATAAATCTTCTCTTCGGATTGCTGAACAAATAAAAGCTTCAAGAAAACTTTCGGTAACGAGATGAAGCCTCAGCACAACACCCAAATCGTCAGTGCTGTCAGTAGACGCAATGAAGGCATTCCTTACAGCGTCTGTATCAAACAGCTTGCGAAATATAAAAAGATTCATAGCGAAATAATCCCAAAGGTTAAATATGGCACTCACGGACAAACAAGAGATGTTCTGTCGCGAGTACCTCATCGATTTAAACGCCTCACAGGCCGCCATTCGGGCTGGTTACAGTCAGAAAACAGCAAGCCGCATGGGATCTGAAAACCTCTCTAAACCTGATATTGCGAAGCGCATCATTGAACTTAAATCAGCGCGAAATGAAAGGGTAGAGATTAATGCAGATTACGTTCTGCAGCGGTTGGTTCAGATCGATGAAATGGACGTACTCGACATCCTGAAAGACGACGGTGGCCTTAAACTTGTTCATGAGTGGCCAAAAGTCTGGCGCACGACACTGAGTGGCCTGGATGTGCTGACGACCGTCACTAACTTCGACGAAACCACCACTGAAAACATACTCAAAAAAATCAAGTGGCCGGATAAAGTGAAGAACCTGGAATTGCTGGGTAAGCACATTGCAGTGCAGGCCTTCAGAGAGCAGGCCACGCATGCGCTGACGGGCAAGGATGGTGGTCCAGTTGAAGTTAAGCTGCTCTCCCGCGAGGAATACCGGCAGGCACGCCGGGAAATGTTAGAGGATGACGACTGCTGACTATAAGACCGCTGCACGCCGTATAGAGTGTGAAGAGGACGGGATGTACTTCGCCCGCTACTTCTTCAGGCAGCGCACCGGCAGCAGAATGATTGTGGCACCACATCATCAGGTCATACAGCAGACGCTGGACCGGGTGATTGATGGTGACATCCAGCGACTAATCATCAACGTTCCACCGGGCTACACCAAGACCGAACTGGCCACCATCAACATGATGGGCCGGGGGCTGGCGCTGAACCGCCGCGCGCGCTTCATGCATCTTTCCTATTCCCACAACCTGGCGTTACTGAACTCCTCTACAACGCGCAGCATCGTGAAGTCAGCAGCCTATCAGGCCATGTGGCCTATGGCACTTCGCGATGATGCGGACAGTAAAGCCATGTGGTGGACCGAATATGGCGGCGGGGTGTATGCCTCGTCGGCTGCGGGACAGGTTACCGGCTTTCGTGCCGGGCACATGGAGCCTGGCTGGCAGGGCGCGCTCATAATTGATGACGCAGTAAAGCCTGACGACGCCTACAGCGAAATTATCCGCGACGGGGTAAATACCCGCTTTAACGAAACTATCCGCTCCCGTCTGGCCATTGAGACCACGCCTATCGTGGTCATCATGCAGCGTATCCACTATCACGACCTGAGCGGTTATCTGCTGCGGGGTGGCAGCGGTGAAGAGTGGCATCACCTGAATCTGCCGGTGATTATCGATAACAGTCAGTCTTACAGCGCGCTTTACCCTGAGAACACTCACGCGATACCGATTGACCACGGGCTCCCTGACGGCTGGCTGTGGCCATACAAGCATAACGAGTCGCACCGGGTTTCCCTGTTTTCACACCGCCGCACTGCCGAAGCGCAGTACATGCAGCGTCCGCGCCGGTTTAATGCTGAAGGCGCACTGTGGACAGAAACCATGGTGTCGGGTGCCCGAGCGCTGGAGATTGCGCTTCAGCCGTCCCGTACCGTTGTGGCTATCGACCCACAGGCCACCAACAGCGAAGAGAGTGACGAAACGGGCATTGTCGTGGCGAGCAGCTACGGGCGCGGTAATGACCGGCTGTTCTCCGCTGATGCTGATTATTCGGGGAAATACTCGCCCAATGGCTGGGCGAAGCGTGCCATCCGGGCTTATGAGGAGCACTGGGCTGAAGCCATCGTTATCGAAACCAATCAGGGCGGTGACATGGCGGAAGATACGCTGCGTAATGCGGGCTATCGCGGGCGCATCATTCGCGTCCATGCCAGTAAGGGCAAATTTGCCCGCGCTGAACCTATCTCGGCGCTATATGAACAGGGGCGGGTGGCGCACCGTGGCAATCTTTATCAGCTGGAGAATCAGCTGCTGGAGTACGTACCTGCCACCGCTAAAAAATCACCGGATCGCCTCGATGCGCTGGTTTGGGCCATTACTGAGCTGTTCCAGCCAAAAGGCACAACAGTCCGTCCATTCACTGCATAACTGAATATCATCATGAACAACGACGTCCGGAAGCGATCGCCCAGAATTGAGTCGATGGCCGGATGCTGGCCCATGATCAGCGCACTGCTGGGTGGCACGGCGGCAATGCGTAAGGCAGGAAAAACGTATCTGCCACGGTGGCCCAACGAAGAAGATGCGTTCTATCAGAACCGCCTGAGTACGGCCACGCTGTTTCCGGCGTTCAGCCGAACCGTTGAAGTGCTCAGCGGCAAACCCTTCTCCCGCCCGGTGACCTGGGATGAGAAGGTTGTGCCTGCCCGCATCCGAGAAATGTTCGCCGATATCGACCTGCAGGGTACAAATCTGCACTCGTTTCTGGCTGACATCTGTGAAGAGGCGATGGCGTATGGCCTGTGTGGCATTCTGGTTGAGCACCCGCCCTCAAATAATCGCATTTCTCTGGCTGAGGAACGTCACCGGGGGCTGCGTCCTTACTTCGTGAAGGTGACCGCCAACAGCCTGCTGGACTTCGACTCCGAACGAGTCAATGGTCAGGAGACGTTCACCATGCTGCGCTTTGTCGAGACGGTGAGCGAGCGCGATCCGGACAATGAATTTGTTGTTAAAAACATTGAACAGGTCAGGGTGCTGAACCCCGGCCGCTGGCGTGTTTACCGTGAAAAACCCAATACCACAACCGGTACTCTGGAGTGGCAGCTGCACGATGAGGGTAAAACCAGCCTGCAAAAAATCACCTTTGTCCCGGTTTATGGCGATAAGCGTGGTTTCATGCACGGCAGGCCGCCGCTGACTGAGCTTGCATGGCTCAATGTCGAGCACTGGCAGTCCCGCAGTGACCAGCAGACCATTTTGCACGTGGCGCGGGTGCCGGTCCTGTTTGGTAAAAAACTCGGCGATGGGCCGATATCTGTTGGGGCTGCGTCTGCCATCATGGCTGAAGAAGACGATGCAGACCTGCGCTATGTCGAGCACAGCGGTAAAGCCATCGAAGCCGGGCGCACTGACATTCTCGACCTTGAGGAGAAGATGCGTCAGATAGGGGCGGAATTGCTGGTGATTAAACCCGGCCACCGAACCGTGGTGCAGACGCTGGCAGATAACGAGGCGGGTACCAGTGCTCTGCAGCGTATGGTCTGTGACCTGACCGATGCATCTCGTCTGGCGCTGCAGTACCTGGCTGAATGGATCGGGGAAAACGACGGCGGTCACGTCACGATATTCAGCGACTTTGGTGCCACCACACTCGCCGAAGCCTCAGCAGACTTCCTGGTGGGCATGCATAAAGCCCGGGCTTTGTCAGATGAAACGCTGTTCAACGAAATTCAGCGCCGTGGTTTGATAAACAGCGAACTCCGCTGGACGGATGAACTGCTACGTATCCGCGCCATGCCGCCACCCAATAAAGATAAGCCGGTACCAGACCCGGTTTAACCTTCTCAGGCCTGTGCAAACGCATGGGCCTTTTTTATTGCCGACCGCTGCGGATGCAGCTCGGCGCCACGAGCCGGATGGCTCTTACCCGGTTGGATGACCTGTATGAAACTTAAACTCGATGAGAACGGCAATGTTGTCGTGAACGATGGTAAACCTGTGTACATGCAGGATGACGGCAAAGAAATCGTATTCGATGCGCCGGGCACTCTGCAGACCATCTCGCGCCTGAATGGCGAGGCGAGGTCGCACCGCGAACGTGCGGAGACGGCGGAGACCGCGCTTAAGACGTTCGACGGCATCACTGATCCGGCCGCTGCGCTGGCGGCGCTGGAAACCGTTAAAAACCTGGAAGACAAAACGCTGGTGGATGCTGGTGAAATCGAAAAGGTGCGTACAGAAGCAGTTCGTGCAGTAGAAGAGAAATACGCCCCGATCGTCAAAGAGCGCGACGACCTGTGCGAAAAGCTCACTGCGGAAAAAATCGGTGGGAGTTTTGCCCGTTCTAAATTCATCGCCGAGAAGATGAGTATCCCGGCTGACCTCGTGGAAGCCCGTTTTGGCAGTAACTTCCAGTTAGTCGGTGACGCTGTCACGGCGTTTGATCGTGAAGGCAATAAAATCTTCAGTGCAATCAAGCCTGGCGAAGCAGCCAGCTTCGATGAAGCGTTGGGCATTCTCGTTGAGCACTATCCCTACAAAGACCAGATCCTCAAGGGCACCGGCGCATCAGGCGGCGGCTCCAGTGGAGGCAATGGGAACACCAACCCGAATACGCTTACCCGTGAACAGTTCGAAACACTCAGCCCTCAGGAGCAGAGCGAACGAGCGTGCGCGGGTGTGCAGATTACTGATTAACAGGGCACTCTGAATGTCTAATACCCTAACGCAACTTATTCCCGACTTGTATCAGTCGCTCGATATAGTGTCGCGCGAACTGGCAGGGTTTATTCCCTCCGTCACGCTTGATGCATCGGCGGAACGTGCGGCTCTTAACCAGCCGATCCGTATTCCGCTGACGCCTGCAGCCAAAGCAGATGATGTGACGCCCGGCCAGTTACCACCCGATAACGGCGATCAGATTATTGATAATGTGCCGCTGACCATCACCAAATCCCGCATGGTGCCGTTCCGCTGGGAAGGCGAGCAACAGAAAGGCATCAAATCGGGACCAGGCTACCACGGTATTCGCCGCGACCAGGTCACTCAGGCGATGCGTACGCTGGTTAATGAAATCGAAGTCGACCTGGGACAGCTCTTTCGTCGCGCCTCACGTGCGGCGGGTGAGGCGGGTAAAACGCCTTTCAAAGACACGCTTACCGATACGGCACAGGTGCGTAAAATTCTCACCGATAACGGTGCACCGCTCAGTGACCTGCAATGTGTTATCGACACGACTGCAGGTGCAGCACTGCGCACCATGGCGCAGCTGACCAGAGCCAACGAAGCGGGCACCACATCGCTGCGTGCGCAGGGCACACTGCTCGAATTGCATGGCTTCACGTTGCGCGAGTCGGCGGGGGTGGCTTCACTGAATGGCCAGGCAGGTGCAGCCTCTAAACTGGCCGGAGATGAAAAAATTGCTGTCGGTTCCACATTTATCCCCTTAGCGATCACATCCCAGCAGGCTTCCCTGGGTGATGTTCTTGTTGCCGGCAATCATAAATATGTCATTGCTAAGGTGGACTCTGAAAAAGGGGTGCATATTTTTGCGCCTGGCGTACGTGAAGAGATACTGAAAGGAACCGAGCTTAAAGTCGTCGGTAAGTTCACGGCCAACTTTGCTTTCAGCCGTTCTGCGATCATCCTCGCTACACGTGCGCCCGCGCTGCCTGAAGAGGGGGATATGGCAGACGACCGTATCATGATCACCGACCCACGCACCAACATGTCATTCGAAGTCTCGATGTATAAGCAATACCGCCGTGTTCGTTATGAAATCGCTGCTGCGTGGGGATGTCAGAACATCAAACCTGAACACACCGCCGTTTTGCTGGGCTAGCCTTTAGCTGCCATTTCCGGTGACATCTCACTGAATGAGGTATCTCATGCTGACTCCCCAACAGCAGGCGGACGCACGCCGTTATATGGGCTATCCGATGCTGGGTGATACCATTCCCGACGATCGCTCAGATGTGGCGTACGCACAGGTCACCTCCGGACGCTATCAGACGCTGGCGCATCGACTGAACACGCTGCGGGATGAGGAGGAACTAATAGTGGCAAGTTTCCTCATTACGCTGGCGGGGCTGGAGAGTGGCATTGCCCGCGCTGCGGAAAATCTCGATACGGATAAAGCAGCGGTATGGCAGCGCAACCGATCTGAAGTGGCCGATCGCACACGCCTCTACAACCAGTGGCGACGTCAGTTGTGCGGCTTGCTGGGCATCACTCCCGGTCCTTCGCTGGGCGATAGCTCAGCACGACTGGTCAGGAGCTGATATGGATGCGTTACAGCTTTCAGTAAGGGTAAGCATGGGTAATCGCAAGGCAGCAAAACGTCTTGGCAGTATCGCCCGGCATTACCGGGCAGTGAACCCGTTCAGCCCGCTCAAAACGGAACCATTGCAGGTGCTTGCAGCGTCCTTCACGACTGATTACGGCTACATGCGTGCTGCGCGTTTTGGTCAGGCCGCCCGCATTGGTATCTTTGACGCGGCGGGGTTCGAGGCAGGCGATATCCTGGTGTCCACAGAGGGGACCTTTTACGTGGCAGCCATGCCGCTGTTACAACCCATCCTGTGTGTCAAAGCCGAGCGGCTTGTCAGCATCAGGCGAACTATTCAGTCAGGTTCCGATACCGGGCTGCAGGATTACGGTGGCACGACTGCAGCAAATGGAGCGCTCATCATGTCCGGCTGGCCCGCCAATATTCTGCTGAGCCGGGGCGGTGAGCACAGCCCGCTGAAGCTGCCGGGTGAAACGCGCAGCGCGTGGCATAACATTATGATGCCCGCGTTCAGAGGCGTCTTTGTTCATGCCGGGGATTTTATAACGGATGACGCCGGGCATCGTTTTGTCATCAGCGGCTCGGAGCTTACCGACATGGGCTGGCGTCTGACAGCGCTTCAGGTGACGGTGTAGCATGGCCAGTACCGATGATGTTGCCCGTTACCTGGCCCGTCGGGTAGCCGAGGTGGTGTATCCGGGTGGCAGCCGGTTACCCGGTATTGTTAACCCCTCAGTGAAAATCTATCCGGGCTGGCCGGTGCCGGGAACACTGCAGCAGGATATTGATAACGGTGGTGTGCACATCTCCGTCTGGCCGCTGCCGATAGAGCGTAAAATCAGCACGGCGCTTGGCAGGCCGTTCCGTTTGATGGCTAAGGGCAAACCGACACTGCAGTTCACAGTGAACGGCACCGCGATAAGTGTTACAGGTGTGGCGTCGGCACTTACAAACGTGCTGATAACCCTAAACAGGAAAACGTTCAGTTTCCATTTCCGGGCGGGAACCACGGCTGGACGGGCAATTCACGCGCTGTCTGTAGCACTGCCGAAGTCATTCACTGTGCTCAGCAGTGTATGTATCCCGCTGGCAGAGCATCTCAGTATTTCAGTTACCACCGCGGGCACGGCTGTAAAAGAGCTGCGCAGGCAGATAAAGGATTTTCATATTACTGTATGGGCACCCACGCCCGGCCTTCGGGACCGCATCGGCAGCGCCATTGATACGGCGCTCTCTGAACAGTGCCACATTGATTTAAACGACGGCGCGCCCGCGCAGCTCCTTTATGCCCGGCAGTTAGATTCGGACAGGTCAGAGAACTGGCATGTTTACCGGCGCGACCTGATTTTCAGCGTGAATTACGCCACCACCCGGACCATCACCGCACCTGAGGTGACACAGTTTGAGGTCACCCTGAACGGGCACCAGACCAAGCGATAACCCTTTTTCCAGCATCAGCTCACTCATCCGGAGTCTCTCTCATGCCGATTTATTCAACCGGCGACCTCAACACGTCTGCACTCACGGCACCTGACCTTTATGTTCAGGTTGTCCCGCCCCGGGCCCGTTACATTAATGGTGTACCCACCGACGGGCTGGGGCTGGTGGGTGTGGCATGCTGGGGGCCGGTTAACAGCGCCTTTTGTATCCTTTCTGATAACGACATGGCCTTCTTTCTGGGCGCGCCTAAAGACCGCCAGTATGACTTGGCCACGGCGGCTGCCATTTCACTGCAGCTCGGTGCCACAAACCTGAACTGTGTGCGTGTGACAAACGGTCAGGATAAAGCGGCCAGTGGCAGACTCTGTGAAAATGCCAATAAATCAGGCCTGCTGCTTACGGCACTGTACAGCGGCACGCGCGGTAATCAGATCAGCGCAGGCATCAGTAACGGTACCGCCGTCGGTTCACGAAAGCTCACCATCAGCCTGCCGGGTGTCAGTGCTGAGGTCTTCGATAACCTGAAAGGTGAAGGGGATGCGATGTGGAAAGCCATGGCAGAGGCGGTGAACCACGGGCAGATGAATATTCGCGGTCCCAGCCAGCTAGTCAGGGCAAAAGTCACCGAGTCAGAGGCGACGACGCCGTCACCGGCTACTGAGGTCACCCTGAGTGGCGGTACCGATGGCGTAACAGGAATTAATGACACAATTCTCCTTGGTCAGGACGGTATTGATACCCCTCGTAAAGGCATGTTTGCCTTGCGAGGTACCAACTCGCAGGTCATCAACCTGATTGATGTGACGGATAAAAATTGCTGGCCTTCGATGGCTGCGTTTGCGGAGTCAGAAGGGGCATATATCATCACCCAGGGCGGTGTTTCCACCGACTACAAAACCCTGTCTGAAGAGCTTAACAGTTCTGGTGTGGATGACTGGCACCTGAAACTGATTGTGGGCGACTGGCCGTCCTGGAAAGACACTTCCAACGGGATTAACCGGCTGATTGCGCCAGCCACCTTCGAAGCGGCGAATATTGCATCCCGATCACCGCATATCTCCACCCTGAACAAACGTATCCCTGGCATTATTGCCACGGAGCGCCAGCAGGCGGGGCGTCCCTATTCAGTACCGGAAATCGGCGCGATTAACTCAGCGCGTCTTGATGTCATCACCAATCCCTGTCCGGGCGGCCATTACTTTGGCATGCGCTCGGGGCGGAATACCTCATCCAACCCGACCCAGAATGATGACACTTACACCCGCATGACCAACTTCCTGTCGCTGACGATTGCGGTAAGCTTTGGTGGCGTGGTGGGTGACAACCAGACGGTGGATTTGCGCCGGGAAACGAAAAGCACGCTGGAGTCATTCCTGTCAAACCTGGAAGGGCTGAAGATGATCGGCGATCCGAACGGCGGGCCGGCTTTCTCAGTGCGCCTCGATGCGACCAACAACCCGGATTCCCGCGTTGCGCTGGGCTATATGACGGCCGATGTGCAGGTCAAATATCTGAATGTGGTGCGCTATTTCCTGGTGAATATGGAAGGGGGCGGCAGCGTGTCCATCTCCGTCTCAAACGACTCACACCGCTAATGCCGCTGCGCTATTAATCCGGAGATAAACCATGCCAACCCTTGGCTATACCGTGGGCCGCGATATCGCTGTTGATATCAATACGCACACGGGCAAGCTGCGCATTCCCAAAATAATGAGCTTTGACTCAAAGCCGCAGGTTTCGACACAGAAGATTACCCCGCTCAACGGCATTACTGATGAATTACAAATCCCTGTTGGCTGGCATGGGACCATTACGGCTGAACGTATGGATGCCACGCTGGATGACTTCTGGGCGAAGTGGGAAGAGAACTACTACAACGGTATTGATCAGCCGCGCGGCACCATTACTGAAACCATCACTGAAGCGAATGGCACGGTCAGCGTGTTCCGCTATGAAGGGGTGTCATTTCACCTCACCGATGCCGGCAACAAGCAGGGTGAGAAAACCGTCAACCAGACGCTGACGTTCACAGCCAGCCGTCGTAAAAAAGTTAACTGAGGTTACTGAGTGAAAGTCACAGTCCATGAAAAACCGAGATCTGATGAACCCTCCGTTGCTGTACTAAATCAGGTAACTGACACTCGCGGTCGCGTTATCCGCTATCGCGAGCTTGACCCGTTACAGGAATCACGTCTGATTCTGGCAATTGGCGCGCAGGCCGCAATGAACCCGGTTTATGTGAATGTGTATGCCATTCCTGCAGCGCGGGTCTCAGACATTGATGGGGATGAGTACCCCATTCCTCAGACGCAGGCTCAGGTAGATGCCATGATCAGCATTCTGGGGCGCGAGGGCATGGACGCGCTGGCCACCCAATTTTTCCCGACCGGAGACTGCAATCAAGGTGATGACATTCACAGGACCGCCACAAAAAACTCGCCCTGAACCCTGATTTTCGCAGTCGTTGCTGGCTGCTGAAGAACGGGGTTCCATTCTCAATGGTATTTGATGTGACAGAGATGGTGACGCACGAACGGCACGCGATGGCGATCGTCTTTTCAGAGCTGGAAGGGGCGCAGTTCAACTGGCAGACATGGGCCTGGGAGAAACAGACGTGAAAGAGTTAGATGGATTCCTCGCTGCGGCACTGCAATTTGCGGCGCTGGAAGTCACGCTGCACAAGCGACTGGCTGACGGACTCGAAAACGTCGCAGAATCTATCGCACAGACCGCGAAAGATGAAATCGGTTTTTATCAGCCGGCGGTGGGTCCTTTTCAGGACTGGGCTCCGCTGGCTGAGAGTACCGAAGAGGACAAGGCGAGAAAAGGCTTTCCACTGGAAGCTCCGCTTCTGCGTACCGGTGAGTTCCGCGATACGTGGGAGCATGAGATCAGTGGTTTCGAGGCGGTGGTAGGTTCAAAAGATAAAAGAGCTCCCTGGTTTGAATTCGGTACCGTCAATATGCCTCCTCGTCCGGTGCTTGGCCCGGCAGTCATCCACAATGAGCGCACCATCCGCCGGATACTGGGGCGTGCTGCAGTTACGGGTATCACTGAAGGCACCGCCATCCACAGTGTTATGGGATATGACCGCCAGATATAAATCCCGCCACGAAACTTCATCGCCAAACTTAAGTCAAATTAGCGCCTCAATGTCATTACGGCCAATAGTTGACCTTCTCACGGGGCCGGCCGATGAACTGTTTCGGGAGTAATTATGCTGAAAGCCCTGATTGTCCCAATGATTTTACTGCCTGCTTTACCTGCACCTGCGCAGATTGTTTCCATCGCACCAGGTCACATCCATCGCGTGCCTGCTCCGGAGCTGGTGGCATATACCCCCGAAAGGGTTCCGGAGACGGAGGCATTAATTCGCAGCAACCTGCTTGATGATCCGCATTCACCGCGAGTCGGGGCGCTGCAACCGGCGCTGACGCTGGTATGTTTTACCGATTACAGTTGCAAAGCCTGTAAAGGCCTGGATGAAAAACTGCATCGGCTGCTGGCGCTGCATCCTCAGTTGGCTGTTACTTACAAATTCAGCCCATCCATGTTTCAGCCGCTTAACCCTTCGCGTATGGCTCTCACCTTATGGGAACAACAGCCCTCAACATTTGAGGCCTTTCATCGCTATCTGATGCGTTATCAGGGCTTACTGGATGATTACAGTATCCGGAATGCAGTCCGCTCTGCAGGCTCAACCATTTATCAACTCAGCCCGGATGTCACGCATACCCTGGCGCTGAACAAAGCATTGATGAAAAAACTCAACATCACTCATACGCCCGCGACCCTTATCGGCGACACCGTTTTGACGGGTGATGTGCCTTTCAGTGAACTTGAAGAGGCGGTGAAGCGCGCACAGACGGAAACATGATGAGTGAATACGAACGGAAAGCATATTTGCGGAAAACTTAATGCTGTCAGTGTCAGCTTATAGTCTCGGCATTTTTCGGGGCGAAAGAGTATGAACTCATTATCAGTATTATCTTTACTTGCGCTGACGATGGTTGGCGCTGGCATGGATGCGAATGACAGTGAAACCTACTACGGAGACAGCTGGGACAACACCATGGCTAAAATTCATGGAACATGCACACGTGTAACATGCCCGCCAGGTACACGCGTCGAAGTGGATGTGGTGCCAGGCGATACCGGTATCGCAGAAACCTGGGACAGAAAGGTCGTCGAACTGCTTAACCTGGTCGGAGTGACGTTCGTGGTGATGGGCACAGATGGACACTCTTCGTCTTCGTGGGTACGGGCGCCCGGCGGTGTGGCCTACAGCATTCAGTGGATGTTCCTGAAAAAAGTGGACGAGAAGAAACGCAAAAGTTAGAAAACAAAAAGTCCGGGAGTGATGGGTGGCCTAGGCGAGCAAAGTTGCGTGCAAAAATTATGATTAATGCAGACTTTAATGGCGATTTAAACCGAGGAACTATTTTGGAATGTTTTTTTAAGGGGAGTGATTGGATGTAATAAGCAGTTACCATGGCGACTGCTTATTAATTTTAGTGCTATTCTGATGTTTGTGCGTTAATAGGGCTAAGTGGCACTTTTACAGAGTTTAAACCAACATCCGCAAGGATTCTAATAAGCCTTGTTCTAAAATCAAGAAATACCATCGATGAACTTATTGCGGTTCTATCCTCATCGCTAATATTCTTGATTCTGTCAGCGTTAATAATGTCAAAGAGGTAATGTGTTTCAAAGGTTACTGAGACAAGTTCTTTTTGCGACTTATCCTCGAACACTTCGGTGCATGCTGAAAATTTCAAAACGTACTTATTAAGCTCAGACTTGTCTTGCCCATATGAAGATTGCAGGGTGAGCTTTATTTCTTTTTCACCCGGACAAACTGTGCTTCTATCGTAATTAGATATAAGCTTTTCAGGTCTGATTGATTTCAGACTCACGCTTTCAATAAAATCAACAGCTGACATGTTTATCGCCCTGCATGAAACTTACATTTAAACGTGCGAAAGATGGCTGACTTTGTGATTCATATTCAATTTCATCTTCCAGCAAGTAATTAACTTTTGATTGCATTGAAAATGCAGTCTTTCTGAATAATGTGGAGAAAATCGTTAAATGCATATCGCTATTTGTGGAGATTTTCTCAACTAACGTAGTCAGTTTCTGAATGTTTTGCTGGACAAAGTTAAGCTTATTGGTAGCTTCACTGAAGCCTGCCAATGCGATATTACTTTCTATCAACGATGAGAGGTAAGAATTAAGGCTTACCCCTTCAGACTCAGCCTCCACTACGGCTTTGTAGTGTGTGCTTTTACGCAAGCGAAGCGTGACTCTCCCACTTGCATTTTTTGATTCCCTATCGAAAACCAGTGGTGTCGGAAACTCACGACCTTCCTCAGCAAACACTCGCTGAGTCGTGCGAATAGAGTCTAAGACCAAAGACATGGCTTCTTCAGCTGAATCAGCATATTCCTCAACGTCAGGTAGCTCGGCCACACGACCAACAAAATAGTTTTCATCTTCAATAATCTCAAGTCTGACTGAGACTGTATATTCTTCAGCTTTGTGCATTCTCATTCTCATTTCTCTCCCACTCTTCGAATGTTCCTTTATAAGTTCGAAGAACACCAATGATCTTAACAACGTAAGGCAATTTCATTGGTCTACTTTGCTGGTGAGTGCAATCTACAGAAGTAGATTTGAAGTCTGTTTCATCACTCAGAGCAGCATGTGTGAAGATTCGGTGGTTATCTGTATCACCGGGAGTATCCTTAAACCCTAGGTCAGTCATCATAAGACGCAAACCTTGCTTACCCATACACGCTACAGATTTTTTCCTAGCGGTCAGATAGTCTATAGCATCTGATACTTTGCTCATAGTAGTTGACATCACCTGTAGTGTCACATTGAAAATTGTAAGCGATTCGATAGATGGCATCTTTTAGGACTAACACTTTAAATTGACAAAATTCACTTAACACTTAATGCATATCATTGATATCCAAGTTTATGTATTTAGCTACCAACGTCTAACTGTATGAATGTGAAGTGAATTAAGAATTATCCTAACTCATCTTTTCCTTGTCGCCTAGTCTAAAATGTGAGCAATGCTTACCGATATGGGGCAGTTGGCCATTTCTTATAGGCAAAGACGTAGAGCATGATGAAGTGAAGGCCCGGACAGGATAGCAGCAACGCCATTTTCCATCCGAAACCAGCTTTCTGAGCCATACGAAAGCAAGGGATGAACATCAGAAACCAGATGATTAGTGACAGGGCTGCGAGAGGGTTTGGCTTTTCCATTGAGAGTTCTCCATGAGTTGATTGCCTGAGATTATCGGCGAATAACGAGGATCATTTAGCCAAAATAACCTTTGATCATCTATCCCACATTAAGCCGTCTGAGAGTTATAGCCCACCTTCGTGGGCCATCAGTTTAGTTGCCGCCCGGGCGAGCGTCCGCAGAGCGGTTACCGCAACGTGAACCGTCTGCAGCAGTATCGTTGTTATGCTGACAATTACCCGCAAATGCGCTTACCGAAGCACCCATTGACAGAATGAGGCAAAAAATAGCCATTACCTTTTTCATCATGTTTCTCGCTGTGTGATTGTGTTGCCAAATGGCGAAATCACATTACGGCTGAGGCACAAAATTATCAATAAAATTTATGAGAATATTCCTAGTCGGCGCCGGGTTTCTCAAGTCCTCGTCAAAATTCATAAAAAGGTGGCTGATTGAAAAAGTCACTTCCGACTTAGTGGCAGAAGAGTTGGCTGATTTTTGCCTTTAGTCATTGATTAAAATTAAGCAATATATTGGTTCTTTATCACACGATTGCTGTGTGTCAGGTTGTTCTAATTTGTCCCTCTAATCATAAGGAGGGGTTCATGAAAACACGCAGTATCGCTTTTTCGATGGCCATGGCAATTAGTTTACTTTTTGTAGGCGCAGCAGAAGCGAAATCATCAAAACAAACCGACGATCAGATACGACAGCTCATCATCGAAGATTCAATCGCATCTTACCCTGGCGTCTGTGCTTGTCCGTTCAACTCCGCCCGTAATGGCAGTAGCTGTGGTAGAAGAAGTGCGTGGAGCAAGCAGGGCGGGTATGCCCCTATTTGCTACAAAAAAGAAGTTTCACGAGAGATGGTCGATGAATGGCGTAAAAGCCATGCAGCCTGACTAAACCCGCGAAAGCGGGTTTTTTATTGCCTGTTAACGGAGTGTCGATGGATATAGAAGCCTACAAAGTCGCCGTCAGGCTTAGTCTGACTGAAAACATCTCCGCTGGTTTACTGGCTGTCTCCCGCAGGTTTGCAGACACCCACCAGCAGGCTGCATTGTTTCAGGCTCAGATGAAACAGATCGGGAGAATGACGATCGCCGGTGGAGGTCTGACAGCTGTTGGCCTGGGTATTACAAAGGGACTGGATGCAACCCTTAAGGCTGCACGAGACCTGGTGCGCGCTCAGACTGATTTCCGCACGCTTAATCTTTCAGCTCAGGACAATGCCGCAGTGACGGGTCAGGCGCAGTTGCTGGCACACCAGACGCTGGGTACCACGATTGCAGGTAATATTCGCCTGATTCAGGACCTGCATACAGCCTTTGGTGATCTGCACCATGCCGTTGAGACCGCGCCAGAATTTGCCCGCTATGAAGCGACAGTACGTATGGCGCTTGGTAAAGGCGCAACTGACGGACTGGTCAATGCCGCAGCGAAGGCTTTAGAGCACCGTGGCGGTGCGGTGATTAATGATCCCGCCCGATTCCTGAATGAGCTGTCAATGATGTCTCAGGTACAGCTTGCATCTCGCGGGCGTGTCAGCCCGAAAGACTTTCTTGCCGCCTCGCAGACGGGCAAAGCCGCTTATATGATGCTCGATCCGCAATATCTGTATGGTCAGTTTGCTGGCCTGATGAGCATGGACAAAGGGGGTAACAAATCCGGTACTGCGCTTATGACAGCATTCAGTTCGCTGATTGGTGGGCACATGGACCGGAAGGCAAAGGGTTTGCTCGCTGAAATAGGCATGCTGGAAGAGGGTGTCAGTCCTGTACGACTGAAGATGATGCGCGAAGCTATGCGCAACATGTCGGCTGAAGAGAGGGATTTATACCGGCAGAGTCTTGGCAGTGAGTCCGTTACCAGTAGCGGTCTGAAGCCGGAGTATGCGAGGTTGTTTTCCCGCCCCGATAAACTTGCTGCCGTGATGGCGGATAAAATCCGACAGCGTTACGGCAGCGGGCTTACCGATGATGAAGTCGGAAACATGCTCGGTGAATACCTGAACCGTAACGCCGGACAGTTTTATGGCCAGCACATTAAGAATGCCGCTAAGCTGAGCAAAGACGCCAAGGTATTCCACCGTGCGCAGAGTTACAGCGCTGCTTACGACACTTATCTGAATTCACCTGACGGTGCCGCTGTTGGGCTCACGGCAGCCTGGACCAACCTGAAAGCCATCCTGGGCATCCAGCTGCTGCCCACGGTAACCAGCCTGACGTTGGGACTTACACGATTTATCGACAAGCTCAGCCAGTTCGCCGAAGACAATCCATGGGCCACCCGGATTGCGGCTTACTCTGCGACTGCGCTCGCGGGTCTGACACTGCTGTCCGGTGGCATTCTGTTGTTAAGTGCCACCATTGCCGGAGCAAGGCTGGTGGGCAGTCTCGGCGTTATAACTTCTGTTGCCGCCATGCTGGGTGGTCCGGTGACGCTGGCCATCGCAGCAGTTGCAGGTGCCAGCGTGCTGATTTACAGCAACTGGGCACGCATCCGTCCCGCGCTGACGGGAATGTGGAGAGAGTTCAGCGAAGTGGGCAGTACCACCTGGTCAGCAATAAAGGGGATGGGGCAGCATTTCATTGGCTGGTGGGAAGGCATTGAGAGCAGGGCGGATAAGTTCGGAGAAAGTATGCAGTCAGGCTTTAACCGGTTGTTTGACTACATCATCGGCCTGCTCAACAATCTGCCAGGCGTCAACATTCCGACAACGGCTCAACGCCAACTGAAGAAGAGCGCGTACACGCTGTACGATGATATTGAGGCCATAACCCGTGGTACACGCGTCTCCGGAACTCATTCAGCATTAGCGATCGCCATGGCAACGCAGGGAAGAAATAAGGGTGGGATAGATTATGCTAAAGGTATGCAGAGCTTACATCGCGGTAATGACGTCCCGCCAATGCCAGACAGAATTCAGCAGATGGTTCAGGTTCACAGCAAGGTCTATCTGGACAAAAAAGCAGTGGGCGAGGCCGTAACGCAACATCAGGTACGTGAGGCGACTCGTGCAACAGAAGGGAGTAGTAGGTTCGATCCATCTATGCTAATGACTCATCCGGGCCAGGTCAGCAATGTATTTATGCCTTGACTATTGTTAATTAAACTTCCCTTGCGCCGTACGGAACATAAGGAGAATGGCCGTATGATACTTATTTAATGACGAATCGTATTCAACATTAAAAGGTAATAAAGAAAGTTCATTGCCAAAATTGGTGATGAAATTACCAACAATAAAGAAGCTCTCTAATTCCTTAATTGCATATGACTGGAGAATTAAAAGGTCCTAAAAATAGTTAACAGGACAGGTGTTTATGCCAATCCATGGCACATATCTTATTAATTCTTCATGTAGATGGGTTTGGAGGGCGACGGCTTATCCGTCCTCCTTTACGTCCAGCTTCGATTGCTCGTTCCGGGTTGTTTCTAAAGTTACCACCGCTGACACGTCCTCCTCGCTTACCGGCCTCACTCGCTCTATTAGGATCGTTAGCAAAATTACCTGCACCGCCTCTGAGTTTTACTTCTGCCATAGTTAGTCCTTAATTAATTTTGCATTTAGGTTAGGATTAAGCCACTCACATAAAAATATTAGGCAGCTTGTGTGTTTTTTCCACCCTCAGGCAGGGGAATAGAATGATGAAGGTCAAATAAGCAACCAAAAATTGACTTAAGGGGCGGGATTAGGCTGAGTTTCGTATGTATTTTTAAATCCATCGTCATCATTATGCCCAGCCATACTGTTGCTAATCATTTTTTATGCATCAATTGTAGCGATCGACGACTCATGCGGGCGACAAGCTAAAGCGGCAGTAACGTGAAACAAAACTTCAGTTATCTGATAGCCGTCAATTGCTAATAATCTTGTGAGAAGTAAAGCATCAGATTAAAGACAATGAGGGATGAGAAGGGGTGATAAAAATAAAAGCCCGGTAGTGGTGGCAACCGGGCTGGGCACAATCCTGTGCCAAATTTCCAACAAGAGCGGGTCTCATCACAGGGGGTGATAAAGACAATTATGATTGTAGATTATGTTGAGAGAAGTACATGTAAAGCGGCAAATTTTTATCTTTTATCGGACCAGGGGCCGTGATCATCTTAGTGTAGATGAACCATGAGACGAGGTGTGAATCCTTCTACATGGGATTCGAAAGGGCAGCGCATTGATACTCCTCAACATTTCCTCTTTTCTTATTGGAATTTATCTCATATTCATCCACTCTTAGTTAAGACTAATAACCAGAATTAAGAGCCAATCGTGTCTAAATTAAGTAAACAACTCGAACAGAATTTTGATGATGCGTGTCAGATTATAGGGCAGGTAGCTATACAAAAAGCTGCGCGGGGAGAAGAGACCACCCGCTTACTGTTAGTTGAAGAGATTAAAAAGCTTGCAGCACGTTACAAAATTCTTACCGGAGAGGAACATCAGGCTATGCGGATGGCAATTGAATCTCTGGAGGACAACTTATGATCACAAACCTATTCTGACATTGATTCAGGAACAGCAAACCGCGTACGCACTACATTAATCACCCCACAATGTTCTCTGTGGGCATTCGTGTTAAGTAATTGGGACCTGACTCACTGAACCTTTATGCATCGCGCGCAATATTGCATTATCAATAATTTTCAGCAGTTAACCCACCAGTTAGTTACCGAACCTTCAAGCGTCGCCCGGATCTCACAATCAGCAAGGCCGAAACTAACGGCGTTCTCAGCATCAATAAATGAAGCGTTTTCAATTTTCGCATACCAGTCCGTACCAGAGTTTTTCGTCTCTGCAGTGAGGATATCAATGAAACGTTTCATATCATTATCGAGACTTCTAACCCACTCTGCTATTCGGGCGTGATCCGCAGCATGATTAGTGAAGCCCCACTGGAGAGGGTGGATCAAGAATCGCGAACCTGGGTTTACCCGGCGGTCGCAACCAGCCAGATAAATCACCGTTGCAATGGACTCTACGTTACTGAGATTGTGCGTATGCACCGGCACAGGCAGGGATTTTAAAAAGTGATAAGCCGTAAAACCGGCCAACAGCTCACCGCCCGGACTGGAGATATGCAGGTTAATTTGCGTTGCACCATTCCCCAAAGCTTTCAGACATGCGTCCTGAAGGCCTGAAACCGTGGACATGTTAACCGGACACAAAAAATGGACAGTGTGACGCATGTAATCCCCTCAGCCTTCATTAGGCGTAAATCCCTGAACAATGATTTTTAGGGCCACTTACTGGAAAAGTCCAGTCATCATCGTATGAGCATTCAATATATAAATTTATCTTTCACCGGTGGTGGAGATCCGACCGCCACACGTCTGATATTAGGCGAATTCGAATTTATGGAATTCGAAGTGCCGGAACGTGTGGTTATTCCCGGTCGGCAGAAGACAGTCCAGCACCAACTAATCGGGGGGAGGCGCATCATTGATGTGCTGGGTACCGAATACGAACCGTTGACCTGGTCTGGCGTCATCACCGGCTCGCAGGCAGGTGAACGCGTTGGTGCCCTTGAGCGGATGCGGGACGAAGGGCGACCAACAGTGCTCACTTTCGACGATTACCGCTTTACGGTGATCATCACCCGTTTTGCGCCGGTTTATGAGTATGTATGGCGTCGCCCGTATTCCATTGAAGTGGCAATCATCAGCAATGATGGTTACTCCGATAAAGCTGATGCACTGACGGGCGCATTGCGGGGGCTGATTGACAGTGATCTTGGGCGCGCGCTGGGCCTGTCCAGTATGATCAGTATCGATGCTGTCACCAGGGCAGTAAAAGATTTCCATCAGGCGGTAAAACAGATTACGGACTTTGCCCATGCTACCGTGGCGCAGATTCAGTCTGTAATCAGACCCCTCATTGCCGCCCGTAATATTATCCAGCATGAGCTGGCATTACTGGAAGCCGCTGCCGGCGATATCACCTCACTCGGTGGCCTGGTTCCAGGTAATCCGGTATCAAAAACCGTGAGTAACCTGCTTATCCATCTGGACTGCAGCACGCGTATTTTAGCGTTGTATCGGTTACAGGAAGTGCTGGGAAGACTGAATAAAAACGTCAGAACAGGTCAGTCTGCTGAGGGGTTTAAAGCCGTTACCCTTGCTGGAGGCAATCTGTATCAGGTGGCATCAGAACAGTACGGGGACGCATCTATGTGGACCAGAATTGCCGAAGCTAACGACCTGACCGATCCGCAACTGAGCGGTATCAACACTCTACAAATACCCTCAGGAACGATGAACTAGCCATGGACGTCAACGATCCTCTTGTTTTATCCAGCGCCCGCCAAATCAGCGGGCGTTGTCTTTTGAATGGTACTGACGTGCCTTTCATATCGTTTAGTGTTGAAGCGCATGCCTTTCGCGGCGCCGGGACGTTTGATCTGACACTGGCCATCACAGCTCTGCCAGCCGCCATGCAGATGCTGAACTGGTGGGCAGTGCAGACGACTATCCGGGTTGAACTGTTCATCTCGGTCAGCACGCGAGCAGGCATTGATGAGAAGAGGCACATCACCGGCAACATTGATACCTGGCACTTCGAACCCGCGCGCTTTGTGATATTGGCTGAAGGACGTGACTTTGCCGCGAAGCTTATTGATGCGAAGACCACAGGGGAAAGCTTTAAAAACATGACCAGCTCAAAGATAGCGACCATGCTGGCCAAACGGCACAGCCTCACGCCGGTTGTTATCGCAACCAGCAGGCGTGTTGGCGAATTTTACCAGATTGATACTGCACACCTGACAGGTGAGCAGACGGAGTGGGACCTCATCACAACGCTTGCGGCCATTGAGAATTTCTTGGTTTACGTGGATGGCGACAACCTGCACTTTGAGCCGAAACGGGATCCGGCTGAAGCTGAGAACTATGTCATTCGATGGCAGCCTCCCGGATTGCTGGCGTATCCACAGTGCAATACCTCCGACGACCTGTCGTTTTCACGCGCGCTGACCATTTCCCGGGGGATTACGGTTGAGGTGCTGAGCTGGAATGCAAAACTGAAAAATAAGCAGTTTGTCGTGTCCTTTCCGGCTTCGGCTAAAAGTATCGCACCAGGAAAAGCCACATCCCAAAAGCAGGTCTATCGGGTCATCCGCAACGGGTTGTCAGAAAAGGGTGCTCACGCGCTGGCGCAATCCATTTACCGGCAGGTGGTACAGCATGAGATGAAGTTCAGTGGATCAACGGCAGGAGACAATCTGCTTATGCCGGGTAGACATATACGTATTGAGGGCACACAGAGTCCTTTCGACCAGATTTACCACTGCGATCGGATACGCCGGACGCTGAGCTGGGAAACGGGGTACACCATGGACATATCAGGGAAAAACCACAGCCCAGCGCTGGGAGTCTGGCTTTGAGAGCATTACTGAATATCATGGCGGCGACAGCACAACAGAGTGCCGCCGGTGAAAGTGGCACACGCCAGGGCATCATCACTGCCTATAATCCTGACAATTATGCCGTGAAGGTTCAGTTGCAACCTACGGGTGAAGAAACAGGCTGGATATCACTGAGTTCTCCCTGGGTAGGCAATGGCTGGGGCATGGCCGCTGGACCGATGATCGGTGCAGTGGTGGAGATTGAGTTTGATAGTGGTCTGACAGGCGTCGGCATGGCAGCAGGGCAATTTTATAACGATGAAGACCGTTGTCCTGGGCCGCCATCAGGCGAGTTCTGGCTGATGCATAAGAGTGGCTCCCTCCTGAAGTTCCTGAACAGCGGTGAAGTTCTGCTAAGTGCGAAAATTAAGCTCACCTTTAACGCACCGGCGCATCACTTTACCGGCGGTGATGTGACGGTCGATAAAAACCTCAGGGTCGTTAAAGACATCTTCGACAAAAACGGCAGGTTTGGATCGTTACATCGCATCCGCACTGTTTATGGCGGTCATACCCACCTTGAAAAAGGTCGGGGTAAGCGTACTGACCCTCCCGAGCAGCAGATTAAATCAACGCGGGCGCCTTAGTGCATGTACGACATCTATCACTTCACAGGCGGCGACCTCGAGGAGGCGCCTACTGGAGACCTGCGAACAGTAAAAGGAAGCGAGCGCACTAATCAACGAATTTTACGTCGCCTACTGACTAATCCGGGCGACTACGTTTTTCACCCACAATATGGCGCCGGACTGGCAAAAAAAATTGGTGAAACGGTGAACCCTGGAGAGTGGAAAGTGCTCATCACCGGGCAGATGCTACTGGAGGAATCGGTGGCCAGTAATCCACCGCCGGTAATCAGGCTGACAATTATTGAAGGTGGGGTCAGTGTCTCAGTTGCTTACACCGACGCCACGACCAGGGTCAATGAATCTCTCCATTTCGACGTAACGAGGTAAAGCGATGGCTTCCCTTAACACCAGGTCATTCTCTGAACTCGTCAGTGAACAGGTCACGGCTATTCAGGCCCGAGCGGAAAAATTGCTGGATTTTTCGATCGGTAGCATCCTGCGATCGCTTGCGGAATCCAACGCTGGGGTGGCCATGTGGATACAGCAGATGATAGTGAAGTTGCTGGTCACGACACGTGCAGCTACCTGCTCTGGCGAAGACCTGGACAGCTGGATGGCGGACTTCAGTTTTTTCCGCCTTCAGGCCGTTCAGGCCAGTGGGATAGTGACGTTTAGCCGGTTTACTCCAGGCAGCGAGGCATTGATTAAGGAAGGCGCGCAGGTGACTACATTTGACTGCTCTCAGACCTATTCAGTCATACCCAACACTTTGATTAAAGAGTGGGATGTAGCACGGGCTGCGTATGTCATCGCCCCCGGTGTGAGTTCACTAGCCGTCCCGGTGCGTGCGAATATTGCCGGGACTGCAGGTAACGCGCAGGCGAAGACAGTTACTGTCATTACTGGCTCGGTAATGTCGGTTGATGCCGTAACTAATAACGATGCTTTTACAAACGGTAAGGATGCAGAATCCGATGACAGCTTCCGCGCGCGCTTTGTGCTGTGGATTGCTTCACTGTCCAGAGCCACGAAAGCGGCTATTGGTTTTGCGATCAGTAATCTGCAGAGCGGTATCAGTTATACGCTGACTGAAAATGTCACGCTGGAAGGAGAGTATAAGCCCGGCTATTTTTATGCTGTGGTGGATGATGGCACAGGGCTGCCCGCACCTGCATTACTGAAAAAAGCCTATCAGGCTATCGAAAATACCCGGGGATTCACGGTGTCGTTCGGCGTGTTCCCCCCAGAAACCATCGAAGTCGATGTCGTCTTAATGGTATCTACCGAGGCCACTGCTAATCACGCGGAGATCGTCAATCAGGTGCGCGCTTCTCTTAATCAATACCTGTCGAGCCTGTCACTGGGCAAATTGCTTGCCTACACCCAGCTGGTAAGAGTGGCCTATGCCGCCAGCCCATGTGTAATCAACGTTACTTCTCTGACGGTAAACGGTGGCATGGCGGATTTTGCGGTTTCTGCCAGACAGATTATTCGTGCCGGGAAAATCGTGGTGAGCTGAATGGCCAAAGGTGATCAGAACGACTTTTACACCAGACTCAGGGTGTTGCTTCCTCCCGCATGGTTTGCAGAGGAAAGCACCATTCTGAATGGACCGCTATCAGCATGCGCTGCGGCGTTATCCTGGTGCTACACCCTGTATCTTTACGCCAAAACACAGATCCGTATCTCTTCCGCCAGTGATGGCTGGCTGGATATGGCGGCGTATGATTTTTTCGGGAACTCTCTTACGCGGCCTGTGGATATGACTGATGACGTCTTTCGCACGGTGATTAAACGGGCACTCTTACGTGAGCGGGGAACACGACAGGCTATCAACGATGTTCTTGCAGAACTGACGGGCAATTCACCGACGATATTTGAGCCGCAGCGGGTGCAGGACACGGGAGCATATAGTCGGCCGACAATGGGTTATGGCGCGGCTGGTGGTTATGGTTCATCCCTTTTACCTTACCAGGCATTTGTTACTGTCCAGCGTTCAAAGAAGGCGGGCATTCCGTGGGTAGCGGGCTACCGGACTTCTACAGCGGCATACGGGCAATCATCTCAGGGGGAGTATGTTTCTCGTGAGATGGTTGCCGGCAGTATCACGGATGCACAGATTTACGCTGCCATTGAAGCAGTGAAGATGGAAGGCACGCTCGTATGGGTGCGACTGCAGTAAATAGTTAATTCAGATAAATGGCGTCATTAAGGACACTTAAGCAAATGCCATTTCTATGGAGAAATAATGGATCGTCTTATTGTTTATCCGGGCGCTATTCCGCTCGAAACTGACCTACTTAACACCAACAAATTCGCCATGACAGGGGTGGCCAAACTGGCATCAGTCATTATGGGAGATAATACCTATCTTCATGGACTCGTCTGTACACCAGCTGTTGCCGAATCATTGGCAGTGAGCATAGGAGAAGGGCAGATTTACAGTCTGCACAACACAGACGGTACGCCGTATTCATCGCTGGCAGCTGACACGACACATACACTGCTGAAGCAGGGACTTAATCCTGATTCAGTTACATTCCACCTGTCTGCACCAGCGACGCCTGGCCACAGCATCAACTATCTGATTCAGGTTGCCTATAACGATGTGGATGGCGGCCAAACCGTTCTACCTTATTACAACGCTGCAGATCCTGCTATGGCATTTAGCGGTCCTGATAATACCGGCAATGCTCAGAGTACGGTGCGTTCAGGTGCATGTATTGTTCGTCTCAAAGCTGGAGTAGCTGCTGCATCTGGCTCTCAGATTACGCCTCTTCCCGATGCAGGCTATACATCTGCCTGGGTCATCACGATTAACTATGGCGATCGTCATGTTAATGCGGCGGATATCCGTCCCGCTGATGGCGCTCCCTTTCTACCCGTAAATGGTCTCATCGGTGAGATTCAGCAGGGCAGGCTAACTTACGGAATGGATTCGGGAACCGTAAATCACTATCAGGTCTCTTTTCAGCCAGCAATTGGCCATATCAGCGACGGTATGCGATTACATTTTCGTGCGAAGAATACAAATTCGGGTCCGTCGGCACTGGCGGTAAGTCGTTTTCCAGCGGCCAGCATCCTCACTGCTGAACACCAGGAATTGCCGGCTGGTCAGATTTCTCAGGGACATACTGCGGAAGTTGAATGGAATAGCGCGATCGGCGCCTGGATTCTCAGTTCACCTAAAAGCAGCTACACCACAGATGAATCGGATCAAAAGTATTATTCCCGCGACGGAGGACATATTGGCGGCGATGTCGTTGTACAGGGCAATCTGACAATCGAAAAAAGTTTGAATGTAGGGGAGGCCGAGCTGACTGAGGAAGGTGATGTAAGAGGTAAACTTTGGGACGGAAGTCTGGAAAAATGGCTTAAACGGCTGTTGCCTGTAACTGCAGGCGTTAAGAAAGCCTGGTACTATAAATCACCCAATATGCGACTCATTATTCAGGGTGGGAGTTTTGAACGCTCCAGCAACAGCACCAGCGTTAGCTTTCCCATCGCATTTCCATCTGGCTGCCTGAACGTTCAGTTTTCATTGAACAGAACACATAAAAAGAGTGTCGTGAACCCGTATATCAGTGTGATTGATGGCACACACTTTGAGCTGAACGCCGGGTCTGGTGAAACCGGATTCTACTGGGTTGCGTTTGGTCACTGAAAGCAGAGGGTAATAGTATGAATATTGGATTCAGTGCAACAACAAAAGCCTTTTATGACCTGGATGAGAAAGCGGTATACATTCAGAATGGTTCATGGAGTGATGATGTCATAAACATATCAGAAGTGCTCTGGCTAAATTACAATGGGCAGCCTCCACAGGGAAAAATTCGTGGTGCCGATAACCATGGTATGCCATGCTGGATTGATGCTCCAGAACCTGCGGAACAGGAGCGCATAGCGGAAGCAGTGAGTAAAAGAAATGCGATGCTAATGACGGCTGACACCGAAATTCGCCAGATGAAGATTGTTGAAGAATTTCATGCATTAACGGATGAAGAAACTCAGAGACTTTTGTCATGGAAAAAGCATCTTGCTGATGTATACCGCATCGAACCGGGAAATGTTAGTTCCATTCGCTGGCCAGACGTCCCGGAATAAAAAATGTTTAAGCTGTGGCAAATCTAGCTGAGAGAGCTGATTTAATCAGCTCAATGCTTTAAGGCAGGAATTGTTTAAAAATGATACCCCATACTCAGTGATGCGGCGTTCAGGCTGTGGTAATCCTGATTTTTCTCTGTTGGCGCCCCTTCATATCCTGCTGCAAGCGTGAGCGTATCCGTCACATTCAGGATCACGCCGGCACCAAAGGCAACGTTGTTGTAAGAGTGGGAACCATTTCTTCCCATCCTATTCGTGACCGGGTCATGTATAAGGGGCTTATCCATTCTCAAATGATACAACCCAAAAGTGCCATAAACAGTCAAAAAATCGTTTATGCGGAAGGATGGGCCGAACATGGCAGAATAATACTCTGTATCCTGTGTGGCTTTTTTATCAGTCTTGACTCTGATGCGTTTGCCATTGATGTTCTTCTCATTGTGAAACTCATCCGTGTTATCCCATATATTTCTGAGAGCCGTCAAAGAGCCGACAATACCAAACACGCCCTCAGGCTCGTAAATCATCTTAAAGTTGGGTCCGTGGAGGCTGCCATAACCCTCAATTGATCCGTACTCATAACCAAATAACATCGTGGCGCGGTCTGGAATATACACTGCTTTTGCTGTCATGCAAAAAACACAGGCCAATGCGACGATCATTTTAATCAAATTATTTTTCATTTCTGTTTCCGTTGAAATCCAACATGATATGAATGATAAAGGCCCCTTTACGTGTATTGAGGGGGGGGTAACGTAATCAGAAGCGATAGCCGGCACTCAGCATGACGGTATTAATGGGATGTGATTTTTCATCAAACCTGACACTGGAACCTTCATATCCCATACTGAGAATTAGATGGTCTGTTACGTTAGCAGTCATGCCGATGCCGTAAGCGAATCTGTTAGTGTTTGAGCTAGTGGAGGAAGTTTTGCCACTAATTGAGTTAGCAACTGAGGCTTTATCGACTTTGCCATGCGATATACCAGCCAATGCATAAATGCTAATGGATTTATTTAACCGAAGAGTTGGACCAAACATCGCCGAGTAATACTCAGCACTGTTGCCAGGTTTTGTTGATGATGATCCTTTATGTTTTCTAATGCCGCTAGTAATTACGTCCAGGTCTGACCGCAGAGCTGTCACTGAACCCATGATTCCTACTGGTAGATCGGGTTCATACTGTACCGTTAGATTTCCCCCATAGAGAGAACCGAAGTCACGAAGTTCTCCTTGCGAATAGCCCATGGAGATGGTCGTCCTGTTTGCATTAACATTGTAATCAACAGGTGAAGCAATAGCTGCCCCACTTGTAATTGAGGCCAAGATTAAAAAAGCGCATAATATTTTACTGTGCAT